AAGTGAACGATGCAAAAATAAAAAATACAGAGTGAGAATTTCTCGCTCTGTATTTTTTATTTTAATTGATTCTCCTCAGACTCTACCAGCCTTACTCATCCAGGTCATAGATAAAATATGATACCAAAATGACTGTTTTTCTCTTTTCCTATTAGCCCCAAATCACTATAGGTCTATTACTGTTTACGTTACCATTTCTTGTTTATCAATCTAGTCCGTTTGTTAAAGTAGAAAATTACTGAATCAACTGTTAAATCTATTTTACATACTCAAATTCCGAAAAACAATCGGATGTATAATTTATTTTTTTTTTAAAATCCTCAACAATCATTACCTCCTGTGGCTATTAGGTAGAGGAACTTTCCTCTGACTATATCGCAGGAGGTAATTCGTATGGACGAATTAGTAAAAATCAACTATGAAAATCAGCGACCAACCGTACTCGGTCGTGATTTACATGAAGCCTTGGAAGTAAAGACCGCTTATAAAGATTGGTTTCCAAGAATGTGTGAGTACGGATTTGAGGAAGGGTCAGACTTTAGCTCATTTTTGAGCGAAAGTACCGGAGGCAGACCGAGCATAGACCATCAGTTAACAATCGATATGGCAAAAGAGCTATGCATGATACAGCGTACCCCAAAAGGGAAAGAGTGCCGTCAATACTTTCTTGAAATAGAAAGACGCTGGAATTCCCCCGAGGCCATTATGGCAAGGGCTTTACAGTTTGCCAATCAGCAACTAATTCAAGTAAGGAATCAAAATAAAGTGCTTGAAGGTACGGTTGCGGTTCAGAATCAGCAAATTGCAGAAATGAAACCGAAAGTCTCTTATTACGATGTGGTTTTAAATTGTAAAGACCTCATTTCCACATCAGCAATTGCCAAAGATTACGGCAAATCCGCTATTTGGATGAACCGCTATCTCAATAAAAAGGGCATTCAGTTTAAACAAGGTGGTATCTGGCTTTTATATCAGAAGTATGCGGAAAAAGGCTACACCAGCACTAAGACACATAGCTACCTTGGCAGTAATGGGCAGCAGCATACAAAGGTCCATACATACTGGACTCAAAAAGGTAGACTCTTCATTTACGAATTGATGAAGGCGGACGGTATTTTGCCTCAGATAGAAATGGAGGGTGCGTAATGGGAATCAACAAATTTAATCATGAAGGATACCATGACCCAACTCCCCATGAAGCACTGACCAACATAATGAAAAAGGAAAAGGCAGAGAAAAAACCTGCCTTTAAGCCGCTTGTATATATCTGTTCTCCCTATTCCGGTGATGTAGAAGGAAACGTTAAAAAGGCCCGTAACTTTTGTAGATTTGCCTTGGAGAGTAATTGTATCCCAATTGCTCCCCACCTTATGTTTCCGCAGTTTATGGATGATGAAAATCCAGTGGAACGGGAGCTTGCCATATTTATGGACATCGTGCTTATGGGCAAATGCTCCGAGGTGTGGGTGCTGGGCAATACCATCTCAAACGGTATGGCGAGGGAAATTGAAGTAGCCAAGAAACGCAGACAAACGGTTAGATATTTTAGTCCGGAGCATGAGGAGGTCGAAAGTTTATGAAAATTGCAGTGGGCAATAGCCGGATGGACAGGAAATGGAAAAACAAAGATATCTCCTGGGAGGATTTTTGCTCCCGTGTAAAGACAACACAGCGGACCACAGAAACAGTACAAGAATATCGGAAACTTAAAAAAGGTCATCAAGATGATATCAAAGACGTCGGTGGCTTTGTCGGAGGGCATTTAAAAGAAGGAAGGCGAAAGAAGGGCAATGTTCTGTGTCGTTCTTTGCTTACCCTTGACATGGATTACGGTAGACCAGATATTTGGGAGCAAATCTCAATGCTTTTTGATTTCAAATGTTGCGTTTACTCCACCCATAAGCACACACCGGAAAATCCGAGACTCAGGCTTATCGTTCCCCTTGCTCGTGAGATCAGCGAAGAAGAATATGCAGCTGTTGGACGTATGGTGGCAAAAGAAATTGGTATTGATCTTTTCGATGATACGACATATGAAGCCCATCGCCTTATGTATTGGCCATCCACTTCCTCTAATGGTCAATTTGTCTATGAAGAGCAGGATGGAGCATTACTTGACCCGGATATTTATCTTGCAAAATATGAAAATTGGCGAGATACGTCAACTTGGCCCGTATCAAGCAGGCAGTCTGAAGTTATTAATCGCAGTCTGAAAGAACAAGCAGATCCTATTTTAAAGGAAGGTGTGGTAGGAACTTTCTGTCGCACCTATTCCGTTCGTGAAGCAATTGATAAATTTTTAAGTTCAGTTTATGCACCATCTGTAATGGAAGGACGCTATGACTATATTCCAGCGGACAGTAGCGCGGGTGTGATTATCTATGATGATAAATTTGCATACAGCCACCATGCTACTGATCCAGCAAGCGGCCTGCTTCTTAATGCTTTTGATCTCGTTCGTATTCATAAATTCGGCTCTTTAGATGATAGAGCTTCCACTACTACGGCTCCTGGCAGGATGCCGTCTTTTGTGGCAATGTGCGAGTTTGCTATAAAAGATGAAGCGGTAAAAGCTGAGTTCGCAAAGGAGAGACAGGCTCAGGCTGAAGAGGAGTTTAGTGATGAGGATTGGCAGACAGGTTTGGAGCTGGATAAGCAAGGTCGGATAAAAGACTCTTTAGACAACATCGTTCTGATTATTCGGCATGATGAGGAATTACAACATATCGCTTTCAATTGCCACCGTGATGGGATCGATGCCAAAGGTGGTCTGCCTTGGGAACAGATTAAGATGGGTTGGAATGATTTGGATAACGCACTTCTTAAGGTGTACTTAAGCAGCAAATACGGAGTCTATTCACCTACCAAGACCAAGGATGCTGTGTTAGCGGTAGCGTCAGAACGAGCCTACCATCCTGTTAAAGAGTATTTAGACTCCCTGCCAAAATGGGATGGTATTAGCCGAGTGGAAAATCTGCTCATTGATTATTTCGGTGCAACAGATAATTCCTATACAAAAGCAGTGATTCGCAAAACAATGGTTGCAGCGGTAGCCCGCATTTATAGACCAGGTACAAAGTTTGATAGTGTTCTAATCTTAAACGGGCCTCAAGGTATCGGTAAGTCAACCTTCTTTGCCAAGCTTGCTAGAGACTGGTTTTCAGATAGTTTGACTATTACAGATATGAAGGATAAATCCGGGGCTGAGAAACTTCAGGGATATTGGTTACTGGAACTAGGAGAGCTTGCTGGAATGCGTAAGACGGATGTGGAGGTTGTAAAGTCCTTTATTTCAAGGGCGGATGATAAGTACCGTGCCAGTTATGGGGTCAATGTCGAAAGCCATCCCCGTCAGTGTGTAATTGTAGGTTCTACGAATGCAGAAAGCGGATTTCTTCGAGATATTACGGGCAATCGTAGATTTTGGCCAGTCCGCATTAACGGTAACGGTAAAAAGAAAGCTTGGCAGATGACCAAAGAGGAAGTACAGCAGATTTGGGCAGAGGCACTAGTGCTTTATGAGAAGGGCGAAAAACTCTACCTTGAAGGTGATGATGTATCCATGGCGACGAGTGAACAGGCAGATGCGATGGAAACAGATGAACGAGAAGGACTGGTTCGTACCTATCTGGATACGCTCTTGCCGAATGATTGGGACACGATGTCTTTGTACGAGCGTAGAAATTTCCTCGGCGGTAGCGAATTTGGCGGCGGCACCCGTGTTGGAACAGTAAAAAGGACCCTTGTTTGTAATATGGAAATTTGGTGTGAGTGTTTCGGTAAAGAGGCATCCATGTTAAAACCATCAGATTCCTATGCCATCGGTGCCATTATGAGAAAGATCAGTGAGTGGAACAAGTACACCGGGAACAAGAATGGTGTCGTAACGTTTCCTGTCTACGGAAAGCAACGAGCTTATTCCCGAGTCGAGGAACAACGCTAAGTTGTACCTTACATTGTTCCCATACTTGTTCTTTCCCTAAAGTTAGTAATGATAAGGAAAATCAACGGTTCGGAACAAGTGGAACAAGAAGTAACCTATTTATTTATAAATAGTAAAAAGAAATAATAGGAGCCTGTGCGTACACGCATACACGCGCGTATAGGAAAATTGGTTCAAAGTTGTTTTCTTGTTCCGGCCTTTTTATATGGGAGGTATTTATGCTTGAAAAATATATCGAAAAGAAACTGGTGGCTGAGGTAAAAAAGATGGGAGGCATCGCTGCGAAGTTTGTTAGCCCAGGTTTAGATGGAATGCCAGACCGCCTAGTGCTTTTACCGCATGGGAAGATGGCATTTGTGGAATTAAAGGCTCCCGGAAAGAAACCTCGCCTGTTACAGATTAGAAGAATAAAGCAATTACAGAAGTTAGGCTTTGCCTGCTATGTCATTGATGATGTTAAGCAGATTGGAGGGATGCTGGGTGAAATACAATCCTCATAAATATCAGACCTATGCAACGAACTTCATTCTAGAGCATCCCATTGTTGCTGTGTTTTTAGAAATGGGTCTTGGCAAAAGCGTCATTACTCTAACGGCTATATTCGACCTATGTCTTGATAGTTTTGAAGTTGGAAAGGTTCTGGTCATTGCTCCACTTCGTGTAGCAAGAGATACTTGGCCAGCTGAGATAAATAAGTGGGAGCATTTAAAAGGACTCAAGTTTTCGGTAGCAATCGGTACAGAGCAGGAGCGATTGGCGGCTCTAAGGAAACCTGCAAGTGTCTATCTTATAAACAGAGAAAATGTTGACTGGTTGGTAAATAAAAGTGGCATACCTTTTGATTATGACATGGTGGTCATTGATGAGCTTTCATCTTTTAAGTCCTATGGAGCAAAAAGGTTTAAAAGTTTACTAAAAGTAAGACCAAGGGCAAAACGGATTGTGGGTCTTACAGGTACACCTTCCAGTAATGGATTAATGGATTTGTGGGCAGAGTTTCGTATTCTCGACATGGGTAAAAGACTCGGCAGATACATAACTCACTACCGCAATTCCTTCTTTACACCAGATAAACGCAATCAGCAAATCGTATTTTCATATAAACCATTGCCAGGTGCTGAAGATGCTATATATCGGCTCATTTCGGATATTACCATTTCCATGAAGTCGATAGATTTTCTAAAAATGCCTGAATGCGTGATCAATGAAGTGCCTGTGTATCTTAATGCTAAAGAACAATCAGTATATGACCACTTTCGTGAAGAGATGGTCCTTGAATTTGGCGATGAAGAAATAGATGCCATGAATGCAGCTGTCCTTTCAGGCAAACTCCTGCAAATGGCAAACGGTGCTATCTATGATGATGATAAAAACCCCCGTATTATCCACGACCGCAAGCTAGATGCTCTTGAGGATTTAATTGAAGGTGCTAACGGCAAACCTGTGCTTATTGCCTATTGGTATAATCACGATTTAGAGCGTATTAAGGCAAAATTCAATGTCAGAGAAATTAAAAATTCCAAGGATATTAAGGATTGGAACAACGGTGATATTTCTGTGGCAGTTATCCATCCTGCATCAGCGGGACACGGTCTCAACTTACAAAGTGGAGGTTCAACGCTTATCTGGTTCGGACTTACTTGGAGTCTGGAACTCTATCAACAAACAAATGCGAGACTTTGGAGACAAGGACAAAAAGAGACAGTGGTAATCCATCACATCATTACTAAAGGTACAATTGATGAAGATGTGATGAGAGCCTTGAAACGAAAGGAAAAGACACAATCCGATCTTATTAATGCGGTCAAAGCAAATCTTGGGAAAGAGAGGGATGCTGTATGATGGATGCATTTGAAAAACTGGCAAATGCCATTATTCTACAGGCAGTCAAGGATTATCGTTTTGCTTTAAAAAGACTAGCAAAACACCCTCGCAATGATTCTGCTTTATATACAAAACGTGAGGTTGAGTGCTTCCTTCATTCTGAATTGTTCAATGTCCTTACCTCTCTCAACCCTGACATGTTAATTCAACAGCTACAAGAGGAGGTGGTGCGATGATGACAGCTAAGGAATTCTTAAAACAGGCTTACCGTTTGAATGAATTGATTAACTCAGACCTTGAAGAGTTGCAAAACTTAAGGGATTTATCAAGAAGTGTTTCATCCCCTGTGCTTGATGAGAAAGTCAGTCGAACCAAGAGTACTGACCCACCCTTTGAAAAGTATGTGATTAGGATAATAGATTTGGAGCAACAGATACAACATGAGGTTGAACGATTAATAAAGCTGAAATCAGATATCCGTGAAGCGATTAACCAGATGGAAAACGTGGATGAGAAGCTGCTCCTTCGCTACCGATACATTAACTTTCTTAACTGGGAAGAAATCTGTGTCAATCTTAATGTTTCTATGAGAACCGTTCATAGACTTCATTCATCCGCTTTGCAACACTTAAAGGTCCCCAAATAAAAGTTGGCACACTTTGGCACAGTTTGGCATATGATGACACTGTTTGTCCGTGGTGAAAGTTATATAATGGTAGTATGGAATATTAGTAAACGGAAGCCTTCACGGGAGCATTTCTCCTGCGAGGGCTTTTTGTATGGGCAAAAGGAGGTGCAAGTATGCCAAAGAAACCTAAGCGACCGTGCTCTTACCCCGGTTGCCCAGAGCTAACTGACAAGCGCTTTTGTGAAGAGCATAGCAAGAAGGAAGCTGCACGGTATGAGAAGTATCAGCGTGATCCAGCAACCCGTAAACGTTATGGTCGTGCTTGGAAAAGGATACGTGACCGTTACATTGCAGCCCATCCTCTTTGTGAGGAATGTAAAAGACAAGGAAAGCTGACCCCAGCGGCTGAAGTGCATCACATTCTTCCTCTTGCAAGAGGAGGAACTCACGATAGAAGTAATCTGATGGCTCTTTGTACTCCTTGCCACTCTGCAATCACTGCAAGAGATGGAGACCGTTGGGGAACCCGGTAGGGGGAGTCAAATCTCTACAGCTTTTCATTTGTGTAACGGGCGTGGGGTAACGCGTGAAAATTCGCGGTTTCAAACGAGGTAATAGGCCCATCGATGAAAAGAGGTGAGTGAATGGCCAAAGATGGAACAAATCGAGGCGGCGCCCGTATAGGCTCCGGTCAAAAGAAAAAACCACTTGCTGACAAAATTGCAGAGGGAAATCCCGGTAAAAGAAAGCTTGAAGTCGTCGAGTTCAAGAATACTGCTGACCTGAAGGGGCAGGAAATGCCAAAGCCAAGGGCCATGCTCTCCGCAGTGCAAAAGGATGGGAAAACCCTAGTAGCGAGTGAAATCTATGAAATTACATGGAAATGGCTTGAGGAGCGAGAATGTGCCCATTTGGTACTTCCACAGCTTCTAGAACGGTATGCCATGAGTGCGGCCAGATGGATACAGTGTGAGGAAGCGGTAACCGAGTTTGGTTTCCTAGCCAAGCATCCAACAACCGGCAATGCAATTCAAAGTCCTTATGTAGCAATGAGCCAAAGCTTTATGAGTCAGACAAACAGGCTATGGATGGAGATATATCAAATCGTTAGGGAGAACTGTGCTACAGAGTACTCTGGTTTAAACCCACAGGACGATGTGATGGAGCGACTGCTATCTGCCCGCAGAGGAAAATAAAGATGAGGAGATATGATGTAATGAGTAAGAGATATTTAACAGCAGAAAGTGTATGTGCTGGACATCCTGATAAACTATGCGACATTATTGCAGATAGCATTTTGGAAGCATGCCTACGTAAAGATAAGGCATCACGTGTCGCTTGTGAGGTAATGGCAACCAAGGGAAAAATTATCGTGGCGGGCGAGATCTCCTGCAGCGAGAAAGTGAATATTAGAGACATTGTAAAAACTGTACTAAAGGATGTGGGATACAATCCTCTAAAATTTTTGATTTATGTATATGTACATAATCAAAGTGTAGATATTGCGGCTGGTGTGAACACCGCACTGGAAGCACGAAATGGGATAAACGAACAGTACGGTTCCATCGGTGCTGGAGACCAGGGAACTATGTATGGCTATGCTACAAGGGAAACAAGAGAAATGCTTCCCCTGCCCCTTGTACTTTCCCACAGAATCGTAAAGAGACTGGATGATTGTCGCAAAGGAAAACTGATAAAAGGGATTCTTCCTGATGGTAAAGCACAGGTAACTGTGGAGTATGAAGATGACACTCCAGTAAGAATAAAGACGATTGTGATTTCGGTACAGCATGATAAGAATAAAACACAGGACGAACTTAAGGCGGATATCCTTAACAATGTCTTATGGCAGTGCTTTGAGGACTTCCCTTTTGATGATGAAACCGAGCTTCTTATCAATCCGTCGGGGCAGTTTGTTCTTGGTGGTCCCGCTGCCGATACGGGTTTGACTGGAAGAAAAATCATGGTCGATACCTATGGAGGGCTTGCATCCCATGGGGGTGGTGCTCTTTGTGGCAAAGACCCAACCAAAGTTGACCGAAGCGGTGCTTACATGACTCGGTATATTGCCAAACATATCGTTTGGTGCGGTTATGCCAAGAAATGTGAAGTGAGTATTTCCTATGCCATTGGTAAGGCAAATCCTGTAGCCTTTACTGTAAATACCCTTGGCACTGGAACTGTTTCTGATGAAATACTAACTATTGCTGCTCAGGAGACTTTCAACTTAAGACCTGCGGCCATCATTGAAAAGCTGCGTCTAAGAAATGTGATTTATTCTGATACAGCGGTTTATGGTCACTTTAATAGTTGTCTGTTCCCATGGGAGGATGTAAATAAGTACAGTGAATTTAGAAAGGCGGTGGAAAAGTATGTTGATTGAAAAGATTAAAACAAAACAACTCATCCCCGCTGACTATAACCCAAGGAAGGATTTAAAACCGGGTGATCCAGAGTACGAGAAACTTAAACGTTCCCTTGAGGAGTTTGGGTATGTAGAACCCGTTATATGGAATAAAACCACAGGAAGAGTTATCGGAGGTCACCAACGCTTGAAAGTCCTGCTGAGTATGGGCATGGATGAAATAGAATGTGTAGTAGTTGAAATGGATGAGCAAAAAGAAAAGGCTCTGAACATTGCACTAAATAAAATAAGTGGTGATTGGGATAAAGATAAATTGGCGCTACTTATCACAGACCTAAATGCTTCTGACTTTGATGTATCTCTAACAGGTTTTGACCCAGGAGAATTGGATGATCTTTTTAAGGATTCCCTTAAGGATAATATAAAAGAAGATGATTTCGATGTAGATAGCGAGCTGAAAAAGCCCGCTATTTCGCATTTAGGGGATGTTTGGATACTTGGACAGCATCGACTTGTCTGTGGAGATAGTACAAGGAAAGACACCTTTGATGTCTTGATGGATGGAAAAGCTGCCAATCTGGTAGTTACGGACCCTCCATATAACGTCAACTATGAAGGTTCTGCTGGAAAAATAAAAAATGACAATATGGGTAATGAAGCGTTCTATGATTTCCTGCTTGCAGCATTCCAAAATACTGAAGCAGCGATGGCAAAGGACGCTTCTATTTATGTATTTCATGCCGATACGGAAGGACTCAATTTTAGAAGAGCATTCTCCGATGCAGGGTTTTATCTTTCCGGCACTTGTATTTGGAAGAAGCAATCCCTTGTTCTCGGTCGTTCCCCTTATCAGTGGCAACATGAACCGGTACTCTTTGGATGGAAAAAGAAAGGCAAGCATCTCTGGTATTCAGACCGCAAGCAGACCACCATCTGGGAGTTTGAGAAACCAAAGAAAAATGGCGACCATCCAACCATGAAACCAGTGGCACTTGTGGCATACCCCATTATGAATTCGAGTCTTAGTAACTGCATCGTGCTTGATCCCTTTGGTGGTTCAGGAAGTACATTGATTGCTTGTGAGCAGACCGATAGAATTTGCTACACCATTGAACTGGATGAAAAGTACTGTGATGTCATTGTGAAAAGGTATATTGAGCAAGTCGGAAACTCGGATGGTGTGTTTCTTTTAAGAGATGGTTCGAAATTTAGATATGGTGACCTGCCGGAGGTGAATGCAGATGAGTAAATTGACACTCGGTTCCCTTTTTGATGGTAGTGGTGGTTTTCCTCTAGGTGCTCTGCTTTGTGGAATTGAGCCGTTATGGGCTTCTGAAATTGAACCATTTCCTATAAGGGTCACGACTAAACGCATCCCACAGATGAAGCATTATGGGGATATCAATAAACTAAATGGTGCGGAGCTTCCGCCTGTAGATATCATAACATTTGGTTCGCCTTGCACCGATATGAGTGTGGCAGGTAAAAGAGCTGGTCTAGACGGAGAGCAATCCGTCCTTTTTTATGAAGCAATACGAATTATTAAAGAAATGAGGTGTAAGACCAATGGACAATATCCAAGGTACGCAGTCTGGGAAAATGTCCCTGGCGCATTCTCGTCAAATAAAGGAGAAGACTTCAAGGCAGTCCTCGAAACGGTCATCAGCGTCAAAGAGCCGAACACCTCGGTGCCTTTACCTGAAAAAGGACGATGGCCATACGCAGACATCTACATGGGAGACGGATGGAGTGTGGCATACCGAACTATTGATGCGCAATATTTCGGAGTCCCCCAGCGTCGTCGTAGAATCTACCTTGTCGCAGATTTTGCAGACAGATGTGCCGGAGAAATACTATTTGAGTCCGAAGGCTTGTCAAGGGATTTTACGCCGAGCGGCAGCCCGTGGAAAAGAACTGCCGGAAATGCTAAAAACAGCACTGGAAAAGCAGGCGATAGCATAACTTGCCTAAATGACCAAGGCGGGAAAGTGATGTCTGTTTCGGAGGATATTACCGCCACACTTCGGGCGGAGGAACATGGACATCAGCCTTGCGTAATGCAGTCAAGTGGATTTTGTACCGAACACAGCGCCAAGAGCCGAAGTGTAGGTTATGAGGAAGAACGCTCTCCTACCCTTCGTGCAGGGGTTGTTCCAGGTACAGTCATGTCCTTTGAACCTGGTGCTGTTTCACGCATTGGTGGCCATACAGATAAAAACTTAAGTGGATCACTTCGTGCAAACATGGGAGATAACCAAACGGCTGTTGTCATTGAAAATCATCCAACTGATAGTCGTGTAAAACTGTCAGAGGATAATAAAGTACAGACGCTGACCTCTCGGATGGGGACTGGCGGTGGGAATGTACCCCTTATTATGAACACACCTAAAACATTAAAAATCCGCTCTGGCTGTGAAGGCGGCGGTAAGGGTGCATTGATACAGGATAATAAGTCTGCCACTCTTGGATGCAATAATGACCAGACCGTTTTTGTACCTACCGCATATGGCATCTGTTCTAATAAAAGTAATTCTATGCAGTCAAGCAATCCACATAGCGGTATATATGAAGCGGATACTTCTCGAACCATTGATGCCAATGGAGGAAATCCAGGATGTAATCAAGGTGGTATTGCAGTTGTTGCTTTGCAAGGCTCGATGATTGGAAGAGAGGATAAAAACGGTCCCCAAGGAAGCGGTATAGATGAAGATGTTTCTTTTACGTTGAATACCACGGATCGTCATGCTATTGCCTATGTTATGACAACCGGAGCCTATGCACAGGTTGAAGAAGATAAAGCACCAACTTTATTGTCGAGAGATTACAAGGATGCCCCTGTAGTAACTCAACCTTCTTACGGTATTGATCGGGCAGCCTTTAATCAAGGAAAGAACGCGCTATATAAACCTTCAATAGATAAAGAACAGCAACCTACACTCACGGCAAAGGGGCCTGGAGCAGTGGCACAACCAGCATCCTTTTACCCTCAGATGAAAGCTGAAAGTCAATGCTATAGGCAGGATGGTACATCAAATGCGCTTATCAATGGCACTAATCCAGGTTATCAAAACGGATTGGTTGAACCAGACTATATCGTCAGAAGGCTTACACCAACCGAGTGTGCTAGATTGCAAGGCTTCCCCGATGATTGGTGTGATGATCTTGGTACGGAAAATCCTACAGAAGATGAAATTTTATTCTGGACGGAGGTTTGGGAAACCCACCGCAAAATCATAGGTAAAAGCAGTAGACCAAAAACAAGAAAGCAGATTATAAAATGGCTTAACAATCCTCATTCAGATTCAGCCGAATACAAAATGTGGGGCAATGGTGTAGCACTTCCATGCGTCTGTTTTGTGTTGACTGGCATTGTGTTATCTACACAAAATACCGCCGATGAATAAACAGTAACTTCTACAGAAAGATACTCTAAATGACTTGATATTAACAGCCTTTAGAGTGATATATGTACGTACCGAAAATAGAAAGGCGGTATGAAAATGAAGATTAACTATAATGTTACAGGACCCAAAAGAAAAGCACTGGTTAACGCAATCAGCCAAGAACTGAATGTTCCTATTAAATACCTCGGGGCACCTACATTTGCCTATGAGGTGGCGGACTACAATATTGACAAAAACGGAGTACTCAGTGGGCCAGATAACTCTGAACTGGTTGGTAATCTATTGGGACTTCACGACTTAAAGCCAATTTCAGAAGAATTTGGTACACCATCTCAGAAAAAAGAAGCGAATGAAACTGAAGAATCTATCAATCTGATAATTCAAATGCCACGGGCAGATTTTACCGACACAGCCCTTGAGAACTTAAAAGGATTGGTAGAGAGTAAAGCAGCTCTTATAAAGACAGCACTTGATACGGACTCCATTCCAATCAATGTAACTGAAGAAATTGTCGCCTTCCCTTGGTTTCAAGGTGAGTGCTCAACAGAAGAAGTTAAGGCCTACACCCATTTTATAACAGCACTTTGCGAAATGGCGAAAAAACAGACACGCGTCAACTCCACCGAGAAATCAGTAGAGAATGAAAAGTACGCTTTTCGTTGCTTCCTTCTCAGGCTTGGCTTCATCGGCCCAGAATATAAAACGGAACGAAAGATTCTCCTCTCCAAGCTATCAGGTAGCTCTGCTTTCAAAAGCGGGGCGGCCAAGCAGGAGGTGAGTGAACAATGAATATCATTCACCCAGAAATGTTAAAGCAACTTAGAAGCTATTACACTCCAGGAACCCGTGTCATGCTACTTAGAATGAACGACCCATATACAAAACTTCAACCTGGAGCTAAAGGCACGGTTACTAGTGTTGATGACATCGGAACGATTCACGTCAGTTGGGATTCCGGTGGTTCCCTTGGAGTGACCTTTGGTGAGGATTTATGCAAGAAAATCGAAGAGTAACCATACACATTTCGAGCCAAATATGGCAGTAAATATGTAGATTTATATTGCGAAATTGTCTTGCTATAAAAGCCTTTTAGAGTGATATATGTACATGCCGAAAGGACACACACACTTTAGAAGGAGCGAGAAAAATGTTAAACGCAAAATTTGGAATCGAAATCGAGTTCACAGGAATCACAAGGGAAAGAGCAGCAAAGGTTGTTACTGAATTTCTACAAGGTACTTATGCTGAAGGCGGGACCTATTACGATACGAAAAAGGTAACAGCACCAGACGGTAGGGTTTGGAAGTTTATGAGTGACGGGAGCATCCACTGCCAAAGAAAAGAAGGTGGAAGGAAGGTTGCCGCTGGCAGAGAATACAGCGTCGAGTTAGTCAGCCCCATTCTTACCTACCAAGAGGATATTGAAACATTACAAGAGCTGGTGAGAAAGCTCCGCAAAGCCGGAGCCTTTACAAATACATCTTGCGGCATTCATATTCATCTAGACGGTGCTAAGCATACACCAAGAAGTATTCGAAACTTTGTAAATATCATCGCAAGCAAAAACGACTTATTTTACAAAGCACTTCAAATTGCACCGCAGAGAATGAACTACTGCAAAAAGATGGACAGCATTTTGGTTGAGAAAATGAACCGCAAGAAGCCTAAAACTTTGAGAGAAATTGAGGACATTTGGTACGAAGGTTACAGTGAGAGTAGAAGCGCCCACTATCACAATAGCCGCTACCATTTCCTCAACCTTCACAGCTTTTTTACTGGAAACCATACAGTTGAACTTCGAGGGTTTAACAGCGAGCTTCATGCTGGGAGGATAAGAAGCTACATTGTTCTAGCACTCGCCATTAACCACCAAGCCTTAACGCAAAAGTGTGCATCGACAAAGAAACCTCAAATTGAGAATGAGAAATTCGCCATGAGAACCTACCTAAACCGAATTGGTTTTATTGGCGACGAATTTGCAAACTGCAGAGAACATTTAACCGCAGCACTTTCGGGTTCAGCTGCATGGCGGTTTCGGGCGGCCTGAGCTGCCCTTAAACCCAAAAGCTAAGAAGGAGGATGACAATGAATAGTAAATTATATCTTGCCTATGGCTCCAACCTCAACCTGGAGCAGATGTCCAACAGATGCCCCACAGCGAAGGTGGTAGAAACAAGCCAAATCGATAATCACCGCTTGTTATTTAGAGGGGCACACGCGGGCGCTGTGGCAACCATTGAGCCTTTTAAGGGAGACAGTGTACCCGTGTTGGTGTGGGAAATCACACCGGCTGATGAGGCAGCACTTGACCGCTACGAAGGATGGCCTTTCCTTTATCGCAAGGAAACCGTAAAAGTGAAATTGAACGGCAAAACCGTCAAGGCGATGGTCTACATTATGAATGACGGAAGACCGCTTGGACAACCGAGCTGTTATTATTACAGTACCATTTTAGAAGGTTATAAGAGTGCGGGCTTCGATGTGGATATCCTGCGCAAAGCGACAACCGATTCAGCTGAATCGGAGGAGGCAATCAATGAATGAGATAATTAAGGAACAAATCCTTTCCATCCGTAAAAGTGGAGTCACAAATATGTTTGATGTGAACCGAGTCCAGTATGAAGCAAATGAACGAGGGTTTTATGAATTGGTAGTCTATTTAATAGACCATAAAGCGGAATATGCTCATTTCATAATGACAGGGGAAGTGGATGGAAATAAGTAAATAAAATTAAACAGGATAAGGAGAAGGGCTTCATCTATAGGATTGAGGCTCTTTTCTTTTGTCCTTTTTCATAAAAGGGGCGGTGTTTATGCGGAAACTGAAGAAATATAAGCCGACCGCCTTTATAGCTGATGGGTCATATTACGATAAGGATGCTGCTGATTACGCTGTGGCTTTTATCGAAGCACTCTCCCATACGAAAGGTTTATGGGCAGGTAAGCCTTTTGAACTTATCGATTGGCAGGAGCAAATCATCCGTGATTTATTCGGGATTTTAAAGACAGATGGATATCGGCAGTTTAACACTGCTTATGTAGAAATACCTAAAAAGATGGGAAAAAGCGAGCTTGCCGCAGCAATTGCACTTCTTCTCACTTGCGGTGATGGTGAAGAACGGGCGGAGGTATACGGTTGTGCCGCCGACCGCCAGCAGGCATCAATTGTATTTGAAGTAGCAGCCGATATGGTGCGCATGTGTCCAGCACTAAATAAACGTGTAAAGTTGCTGGCTTCAACTAAGCGATTGGTGTACCTGCCGACCAACAGCTTCTATCAGGTATTGTCGGCTGAAGCCTACTCTAAACACGGCTTCAATATACATGGTGTTGTTTTTGATGAACTTCATACTCAGCCAAACCGGAAGTTATTTGACGTTATGACGAAAGGATCTGGGGATGCTAGAACTCAACCACTCTATTTTCTTATCACCACTGCTGGGACGGATACCCAAAGTATATGCTACGAAACACACCAGAAAGCGGTTGATATTATTGAGGGCAGAAAATACGATCCCACGTTTTACCCTGTAATCTACGGAGCTAAAGAAGAGGATGATTGGACAGACCCAAAAGTGTGGAAAAAAGCAAATCCAAGCTTGGGAATTACAGTTGGAATTGACAAGGTAAGAGCTGCTTGTGAAAGTGCAAAGCAGAACCCAGCTGAGGAGAACAGCTTCCGGCAATTGCGCTTAAATCAGTGGGTTAAACAATCTGTCCGATGGATGCCAATGGCAAAGTGGGATGCCTGTGCATTTCCAGTTATACCAGAAAGTCTCGAAGGACGGGTCTGTTATGGAGGTCTTGACTTATCTTCTACAACAGATATTACAGCCTTTGTATTAGTTTTCCCACCGGAGGATGAAACAGATAAATACATTGTTCTTCCGTATTTTTGGATGCCAGAGGACAACATTGACATCCGAGTCCGAAGAGACCATGTACAATACGATCTTTGGGAGAAACAGGGATATATTCTAACCACAGAAGGCAATGTAGTGCATTACGGCTACATTGAGCGGTTTATTGAAGAACTTGGCGAAAAGTATAACATTCGAGAAATTGCATTTGACCGTTGGGGAGCAGTTCAAATGGTTCAGAACCTTGAAGGAGCAGGCTTTACTGTCGTTCCATTCGGTCAAGGCTTTAAAGATATGTCACCGCCAACCAAAGAACTAATGAAATTGACATTAGAAGAAAGAATAGCGCACGGTGGGCATCCAGTGCTTCGTTGGATGATGGACAACATCTTTATAAAAACTGACCCAGCAGGTAACGTGAAACCGGATAAGGAAAAAAGTACAGAAAAGATAGATGGTGCGGTAGCGACCATCATGGCACTTGATCGTGCTATCCGTTGCGGCTCAGGTAATAGCGGAGATTCAGTGTATGACGAGAGAGGTTTGATTGTCTTTTAAACCTTAATGGTTAACACAAAGTTTATATTCGGAGGTGACGCCTATGAATCTAATAAGAGGACTGTTTCGGTCAAGGGACAAACCGCAAAACCGTGTGGGTAGTGCATTTTCCTTCCTGTTTGGTGGTACGTCATCTGGCAAAACAGTGAACGAGCGTACTGCAATGCAAGCAACAGCAGTGTATGCCTGCGTAAGGATACTAGCTGAAGCGATTGCAGGACTGCCACTTCATGTATATAGATATCGTTCAGATGGAGGTAAAGAAAAGATTCCTTTTCACCCGCTGTATTACCTTCTTCATGATGAACCAAATCCAGAGATGACTTCATTCGTGTTTCGAGAAACACTGATGAGTCATCTTTTGCTTTGGGGAAATGCCTTTGCACAGGTGGTCAGAAACGGTCGTGGGCAGGCAGTGGCGCTTTATCCCCTACTCCCCAACAAGATGCAAGTTAGTCGAGCAACAAATGGTGAGCTGGTCTATACCTATTACCGTGATACGGACGAAAGTGGCCTAAATCCAAAAGGCGGCTATGTCACACTCCGTAAAGATGAGGTTCTTCACATTCCTGGCTTAGGTTTTGATGGACTCATTGGTTATAGCCCTATCGCCATGGCGAAAAATGCAATCGGCATGTCACTTGCTACTGAAGAGTACGGTGCGGCATTCTTTGCCAATGGCGCAAATCCCGGAGGTGTGCTGGAACACCCAGGAGTAATCAAAGATATACAGAGGGTCAAGGATAGCTGGAATAGTGCCTACCAAGGCACAGGCAATGCTCACAAAATTGCTGTATTGGAAGAGGGCATGAAGTTTCAAGCCATTGGTATCCCACCGGAACAGGCACAATTTCTTGAAACACGGAAATTCCAAATTAATGAGATTGCGAGGATTTTCCGAGTGCCGCCCCATATGGTGGGTGATCTTGAAAAGTCTAGTTTCTCCAATATTGAGCAGCAATCGTTGGAATTTGTAAAATACACCCTCGATCCGTGGGTGGTTCGATGGGAGCAAAGTCTCCAGCAATCGCTTATTTTGCCTTCTGAGAAAACTTCACTATTTATTAAGTTCAATTTGGATGGACTGCTTCGTGGTGATTACCAAAGTCGTATGAATGGCTACGCTACAGGTCGACAAAATGGCTGGATGTCAGCCAACGATATCCGTGAACTGGAGGATATGAACCGCATACCAGCTGAGGAAGGTGGCGACTTATATCTAGTTAACGGAAATATGACAAAACTGGCTGACGCAGGTGCGTTTGCCAAAACCAAAGGAGGTCAGTAAATGAGGAAGTTCTGGAACTGGGTGCGTGATTCTGATGAAGAGCGTACCCTCTATTTAAATGGAGTGATATCTGAAGAAACGTGGTGGGGCGATGAAGTCACACCTAAGATTTTTAAAGATGAATTGCTGGCAGGCACCGGCAATATTACGGTGTGGATTAATTCCCCTGGTGGTGATGTGTTCGCAGCAGCTCAGATTTATAACATGCTCATGGAGTATACCGGAAAAGTCACTGTAAAGATTGATGGACTTGCGGCAAGTGCAGCTTCCGTTATTGCAATGGCGGGTGGAGATGTATATATGTCCCCGGTTTCCATGCTAATGATTCATAACCCATCAACGATTGCGATCGGTGACAGTGAGGAAATGCTTCGAGCAAAGGCCCTATTAGATGAGGTCAAGGAAAGTATTATTAATGCCTATGAGTTAAAAACGGGTCTTTCCCGAACAAAACTCTCCCATCTGATGGATGCAGAATCATGGATGAATGCAAATAAGGCTATTGAACTTGGTTTTGCAGATAAAATCATGTTTATGGAAAGTGAAACACTAGATTTGAAGGATAGTCTTATTTTTAGCAGGATGGCGGTTACTAACTCGCTTATCAACAAACTGCCAAAACAACCAAAACAGAAAACAGGTACACCCATTGAGTCGCTGGATAAGCGGCTTTCTTTAATTTTGAACTAATTTAAAGGAGGAAATAACGATGAGTAAAATTCTTGAATTGCGTGAGAAGCGCGCTAAAGCATGGGATGCAGCAAAGGCATTCCTTGATTCAAAACGTGGCGGTGATGGACTGTTATCCGCCGAGGACACGACAACCTATGAAAAAATGGAAGCCGATGTGGTGGCACTTGGTAAGGAAATCGAACGTTTGGAACGCCAAGCATCTATCGACTTAGAACTGTCAAAAGCAACCAGTAACCCAATAACGAATGAACCTACTAGAACTGGAGAGGAAAAGACCGGACGCGCAAGTGCTGAATATAAAAAAGCTTTCTGGAATGCAATGCGTGACAATGTCAGCTATGAAGTAAGGAACGCTCTAAAGATTGGCACTGATTCTGAAGGTGGATGGATCTATGTCAATATTTTAGACACGATTAATTGAATTTTTAACTTGATCTAGCTATCATTTCACATTCATTTGGGGTAATAAATCCAATGCTTCCGTGTATTCTTTTTCTATTGTACCAACTCTCAATATACTTAAACAATCTTAATCTAGCAACATCAAAATCAATATATTTAAACCTATAAACTTCTTCCTTCTTTAATATGGCATGAAAAGACTCGATACAAGCATTGTCATAGGGACAACCTTTTTTACTGAAAGATTGAATTATTTTGTTTTTAAATGTGTAATTACTAAATTCTTCGCTTGTGTATTGCGAACCTAAATCTGAATGAAATATTAAGCCCTCGTCGGGCGATTGTGATTTAATTGCGTTATCTAAAGCTCTTATTATTAAATCTGTCGTCATATTTTTGTCAAAGGCGAAGCCTACTATCTTTTTTGTATGTAAATCCATGACTGATGCTAAATAACACCATCCATCCTTTATTGTGTGTATATAGGTGATATCCCCTACCCATTTTTCATTTATAGTTGCTGTTGAGAAATCTTGATTTAATAGATTATCTCTATCGTCTACTTTGGTAGCAGTAGTATGGTGCTTAAACTTTTTTATAATCACTGATTTTAAGCCTAACTCACTCATAATCCTCTGTACTCTTTTAATACTTATATTATATTTTTTAACTAGTTCCTTATGGATTTTAGGTGCACCATAAATACCATCGCTACCTTCATATAGAGATGTGATTTCTTGCTTTAAAATTTCTCTTGCAACAGCTGTTTTACTCGGTTTTTTGTACCTAAATGAATAGTACGTACTTCTTGGAATACCTAACACTTTACACAATAATGCTACTTTATGTTTTTCTTTCAATCCATCAATCAGGTTAACAATAGATTCTACTTCTTTGCAAGTATGGCCATAGCCTTTTTTAGTATTTCATTTTCTTCCTTAATTTGAGCCATTTCTTTTTTTAGAGCTCTTAATTCCTTTAATGTCATATTATCTTTTGGATCTGAAGACACTGGAGAATTATCTTTTATCCATGTAGAAATTGTAGATTTTGGTATGCCATACTCGCTATGTAAAATTGCTAATGATTTTCCTGATTTATATAATTCTATAATTGTATTTTTAAATTCTTCTGTATATCTTGCCATATTTAGACACGTCCTTTCTAATCTACTTATATTATAATTAGTTCGATTAAATGTGTCTATATACTTATACTAACATCATGCTTCCGTGTATTCTTTTTCTATTGTACCAACTCTCAATATACTTAAACAATCTTAATCTAGCAACATCAAAATCAATATATTTAAACCTATAAACTTCTTCCTTCTTTAATATGGCATGAAAAGACTCGATACAAGCATTGTCATAGGGACAACCTTTTTTACTGAAAGATTGAATTATTTTGTTTTTAAATGTGTAATTACTAAATTCTTCGCTTGTGTATTGCGAACCTAAATCTGAATGAAATATTAAGCCCTCGTCGGGCGATTGTGATTTAATTGCGTTATCTAAAGCTCTTATTATTAAATCTGTCGTCATATTTTTGTCAAAGGCGAAGCCTACTATCTTTTTTGTATGTAAATCCATGACTGATGCTAAATAACACCATCCATCCTTTATTGTGTGTATATAGGTGATATCCCCTACCCATTTTTCATTTATAGTTGCTGTTGAGAAATCTTGATTTAATAGATTATCTCTATCGTCTACTTTGGTAGCAGTAGTATGGTGCTTAAACTTTTTTATAATCACTGATTTTAAGCCTAACTCACTCATAATCCTCTGTACTCTTTTAATACTTATATTATATTTTTTAACTAGTTCCTTATGGATTTTAGGTGCACCATAAATACCATCGCTACCTTCATATAGAGATGTGATTTCTTGCTTTAAAATTTCTCTTGCAACAGCTGTTTTACTCGGTTTTTTGTACCTAAATGAATAGTACGTACTTCTTGGAATACCTAACACTTTACACAATAATGCTACTTTATGTTTTTCTTTCAATCCATCAATCAGGTTAACAATAGATTCTACTTCTTTGCAAGTATGGCCATAGCCTTTTTTAGTATTTCATTTTCTTCCTTAATTTGAGCCATTTCTTTTTTTAGAGCTCTTAATTCCTTTAATGTCATATTATCTTTTGGATCTGAAGACACTGGAGAATTATCTTTTATCCATGTAGAAATTGTAGATTTTGGTATGCCATACTCGCTATGTAAAATTGCTAATGATTTTCCTGATTTATATAATTCTATAATTGTATTTTTAAATTCTTCTGTATATCTTGCCATATTTAGACACGTCCTTTCTAATCTACTTATATTATAATTAGTTCGATTAAATGTGTCTATATACTTATACTAACATC